AGGATGAAAACCATATTGCTGACGTCAGCAATATGATAATGTATATTAGCCGTTTCATGGTCGGATCACTGTATTACGTAAGAAGTTGGTAAACTCAGAACGTACATCAAAACAGGGACACGCTTTGATATATTCTGCCGGCTCTACTTCGCCGCTGTTATCCAGATCCGGCGAAGTATCCCGGTGTCCGAGCACTTCAATAATGGGATACTCCGTACAGAGTTTCGCTACTAATTGCCGCAAACTAGTTTTTTGAGCAATCGTTCGTGTATCTGCCGCCTTTCCGGATGCGTCCAGACCGCCGATATAACAGATGCCAATGGAATGTCTGTTATAGGATGAATCACTAAATCCTTTCGTATTGCAATGAGCTCCGTCAATCGTTAAAGGTCTACCCTCTTCTACCATTCCGTCAAGGTCAATGACGAAGTTATAACCGATCTGATTGAATCCCCGAGCCCGGTGCATCCGGTCAATATCTTTGGCTCGTAAATCCTGTCCGGCACGTGTGGCCGAACAATGGATGATAATTGCATCAATTTTCTTCATTTCTTCTCCTCCTTGTTCTTTGTTATTGGGCCAATCTTTACCAAATTGACACGGAAAATGATAGCTATCAAAATGGCTGTTCCTAACCAATGCCAAAAATCTTGAAAAATAAACTCCAATACTTCAATCATTTGGTATCTCCTTTTTGTAAATAGTTCGTTAGATAAGGGATATTCTTTATAAACTCGACACTTAATACATAGTGCAAGAAAGCTACTACCTTGTAGCCATTGCTAGAGTTGGGTAGAATTTCTTTGATATTCCTTAGAATATTTACCCCGTAGAAGTAGAATACGCTATACGTAATGAATGATACGCATTGTAGCGCACCTTCCGGATTTCCTTTGTGTTCACCAATAAAGTAGATGCAGCTAACCAAGGCAAAGAAAATAGTTGCTTCTACGATACACCTCCAAGCCTTTTTAAAAGAAAAACTCTCATGATTGATAAGGAGTGCAGTAAGCAGTCCACAAATGAAATTGAGGGCAAATACAGCAATAAGACTTTTGATCTCCCCAGAGATAGGATTGAGATAAGCAGCTATACCGGTAACCAATCCAATAAGTAAGTTTTTGAAATAATCCATATCATTTTTATCTAAAATATTAATACTTTATTTTAATACCTCGCTACAATCATCAATAGCTGTCTGAAATACTTGTTTCACTTCGCCAGAAGTTAGCCCATGATCCTCATGTAGCGAGAATCCGGTTACTCCATTTCGCGAAATATTGAAGAAGCCGACAGTCGTTTCATCTTTGACAATCTCGGCAGTAATATCTTTCACCGCTTCGGTACCACAGGTTGACATTCTGTACTTAATCCTGATAGCGTCCGTAACCTTAGTTGTGGCAGTACTGTTAGTTGATGTAATGTTCATTCTTTGTTTCCTCCTTCTATTAAATCATAAATTTGTCCGTATGTACCTGCAGTGAGATATTCTCCACAAATCTCTTTTAAAAGAGCAGCATCTTCTGTCTCAATATTAAGTACTCCACGGTTGCTAATAATCTGTTGTAGCATTTTGTATGCTCGTAACTTCTTGGAAGTTTCCATATTCTTCTGTGGATTAGAACCAGCTGCAAATAATGCCTCTGCAACCAAATCACGGACAGATTTCTTACTTTCTTTCCCATTCACTAATTCAATAAACTCCCGACCTCTAAAGTCAAGCAAGTTTCTGTTTAAATTTACTTTCATTGCAACTTTATGTATTTTTTAATTCTACAATAATCCCCTTCACGATATGTGCTCTATATCCAAAAGTATTGCTGTCTTTTAAACCATATACCCATATATCTGATACTACGTCCATAGTATTTCCATTCCCATCACGAGGGTAAAATCCATTCGCAGAAACATCACCCAATA